AAGACGTCATATTTTGTGTGTAGTCTAGCTCAAAACCAAAGTTACTTAAGAAAGAATACAGATCTGGGTTATCCCAAGTGTCTGTTGTTGCTTGATAAGGTTGTGTAATCTTGTAGATAGATGGTAAGTAGTCATACATCTTATCTGTGTTGCCATAGTCTTTAACAGATAGCGCAAAAGCATTACCCGCATTAACCCATGAGTATTGAATAAGGCTATAAACAAAGATGGTGTAGTAGTAATAATTACCTTCAACTAAGCCAGAAGAGTCAATGTAAAACACCGGGTCATTGCCGTTATACACAGTAAGAACGTTAGTTCCGTCCCACGGATTTACTGGATAGCCGTAATTGTTTCTTACAATTGCAAGCTTAGACCAGTTTCCAGTTGGGTCGGTCCAGTTAAGTAAAATGCGCCCATGACCAGCAGGTTTTGCCGTAAAAGGGGTGGCATCAAACTTAATTGGGTTATCTGTACCATAGTAGTCAAGACCATAGTAACTAATACCGTAGCGTGACATTAGTTCAGGATTCCTCCAGTGGCGTTAATAATAACGCTGCCTACACCCGTAGCTGAAGGGCTGGCGGTAGTTCCAAGTTCATACAGCGTTGGTATCTCATTAGTTCCGCAAACAATGTCTTTAACTACAAGCGCGGTTACTGAACCTGTTGCTGAGGTTGAAGAGACGTTGTTAGCTACCAATGTGTAAGAGAAGGTATTAGACGTAGTTGCAGTAACCACAAATGTGCCGTTAAAAGTAGAGTCAACGCTAGTCACAGATACAGTCTGACCCACGGATAAATTATGGGTTACAGATGTAGTAAGAGTGGCCACGTTGCTAGTTAAGGCTTTATTTGTAATAGTAAAAGTTTGATCTTGGTCTGCTCTAACCAACTTTTGTATCTGCTGATACGCCACGCCATCTACAGATGAGATGGTTTGGTAAACATCTGACACCGCAATAGTGTCATTAAAGATGACGTTATCAATATAAAAGAGGTTATTGATTGCAGAAGTTACGTTGCTTACAACTGATGACTGCTTATATTGAGGCGCCACTGTAATGTTTACTACTAAGTAAGCCCCAACATACTTTGGTGGTTGGAACGTAATAGTGGTGTTAGCAGGGGCTTTGTCTATTAATGAAGACAATACATTTGTGGTTAGATTGTTAAAGACAGATGTTGGCGTTACGTTGTCTGCTGCAACCCCTGGATCACCTGCAGGAGCAAGGTACAAAGTAACTGATGTATAGACATCAGCTGTAGCAATTGCTTTGGCTACTCCAGAAACCTGAACAGCGATATAAGAGTAGTCACTTAAAGAAACCGCTCTGTTAATTGCTCTAATGCTTTTAGGGGCGTTGATTCTAATTGAGTCTGTGCTTTCAGCATCTGCTCCGCCAGTAGCGGCTCCATCTCCAGAAACAGAGATGTCTTGGTTAGATACCGTAAGACCTGCGGGTATACTTCCAGAAGGAACATTGATAACGTACTTAATTGTATTAGAAGCTACGTTGCCAATAACACCTCCGCCAACTCGATAGGTGGCGTAGATCTGTGCTCCGTTAGGTGGCACTCTTCCGCTAACGCTGTCTCCAAAGGTAACGTAGGTAATGCCATCAGCGTCAGTATTTGTTGAAAATACCGGGTCATAACCATTAGAGTCAATTAAGTACTGCACTGACTGATAGGCGACGCCGTTGATAGTGACATTTACTGTGCCATTAATAACGCTAGTGTTAGCCAGCGCGTATGTTTGGCTAGGTGTTCCATCAGATATGCCGATAATCTCGTTAGATACTGTTTGACCTTGAGTAGCCACAACAGTAGCTGAGCCGTTAGTCGCACCTGATTTTGCGGGTACGGTTAGGGCTGAGTTAGTTTCAAAGACTACTTGGGTGGTAGTTCCATTAGATACTAACGAGGTTGCAACTTGTGTAAGGGCAGGTAGGGTAATAGGAGAGGCTGTTGAGTTTTGGAAGGTAAGGGTTACGGTAGAAGCCGTGCTATTTGTAGGGGTGTACCCAATAAGGTTGGCAATCTGTAGAACTGTTTGACGCTGGGTTGCGCTGGTAATGAGGGCCTCATTAGCCGTTCTGTCAATGTAGTAATTGAGGATATCTCCCATATAAGCAAAGAGCTCTAGTAGGGTCATACCAAAATCAGCAGGGTCGCGATTAGTCCAGGTTGGAGAGAATATAGGGATGAGGTTGGTCATATCCGTAAGGATTGCCGCATAGTCCCTTGAGGTGTAATCTACTGAGGGAACGTAATTGTTACTAGCCATTTGATACCTCCGTAATTACATCTCCAGATTGACTAATAATAGCAGTTTTAAGACTTACGGTCTCAGGGTTTGCGTTCATCCCGTAGTTATATGTGATGGATATAGACAAGATGTTATCTACGGGATCTACCTTTGGTGTGGCGTTAATAAAGTTCAAGTATGGTAACCACTTATTAAAGACCACAGCTACCTCTTGTTTTATAAGTTGAGTTGCCTCTGTCATGTTCTCAAAAGAGATTGCTTTTATGTTAGAGCCAAAGTTAGGTCGGTTAACACGCTCACCTAAATAGGTCATTACTATTAACACAATTCGGTCTTGCAGTATTTTTTTAGGGTCTTGGGTGTTATTGACCGCCCCATTGCTATCAAACGAAAACGGCAAAGCCATAGCTTTACTCATAGTTGTACTCCCATCCATACTGGAAAGTTAGGGTCTCCGGCTATAAACATGACCCAAACTTTTTGACCGACATTTGGAACCTTACGGTGATATGTATGCTCAGCGGCGGTTAGCCCAATTTCTGATCCATCTGTGTCTAGCGGGTCTGTGCTTGTCACATGTGGGTGAGCTAATGTACCAGCGCCACTCTTAGCCACAACGGTTAAAGCGGGGATAGTTATAGATACAGATCCCCCCTGTGGATCCGAGCCACTTACAGAGGTAGAGGATGTTGTCAATAAGGCTGCTACTTGAGCGGCCGTATGCGTTTTATGATCAAGGTGTTCGGCATCAGATGTGACTGGTAGGCATGGAAGGGCCCAATCAGTCTCTTCTGCACCAAGTATTTGAGGCACCTGTAGTTTAATTTTATAAAGCTTATCCGGGTCTTCGTTATTGGTACAAAGCCCTTGATATATTCCATAAAAACGCTTGTCTTCATCTGTCATGGCTTAGGCACCTTTGTAAGTAAACGTTTAGTGTAAGAAGCAGAGCTTGTATTTGGTTGAGTAACTGATTGCACTGCCGGCTTAGAGGCCGTCCACTTTGGGCCTTTAATAGGCTGTTTGTTTACCAAAGGAAGTGGTTTATTTTTTGCCGCACTAAACTGGCCATTAGCGGCCGGAGAGTACGCAATAGATGTTCTTCTTAAAGCTGAAGTAGGTGGTTTATTTGTCTGGCGAACCCCAGGGATAATTGTTCTAGAGGGAGCGTAATCAGGGGAACTAATCAAATCACCATCTGTCCATTTAACCGCAGGTCCAAGAGAGTCTGTGCCTAGATGAAGCATTGTTGTGTATTTAAACACATTTCTAGATTCTTCTACAATCAGGTGCTCTGTTCCTAAGATAACCCAATACCCTGAGTAGTTATTGCCGAGTCCGTCAAGGTACACAGGTAAATCTGGTCGCAAAGAAGGGTCACCTATTACCTCAGCCACAGCTCTATAAGGAAATACGGCTCTATCATCCGCAGCTTTAGCCTCATGATTAGCTACTTGAGAGTCAAGCGCAACCACATGAGTATGGAATTTATCAAAGAACTCTGCTTTGCTATTGAGCCTAGTGTTCTTATTTCTTTTCTGATTTACTATGGCTACAGGTAAAGACGTGTTTAGATCAACGCCTGATACAGAGATGGCAGCTTTTTTGTCTCCATCGTGGTCAATACTCTCGCCAATTACTGGGTAAAAAGAGTACAAGTTAGACCCGCTTGGGTTAGCTTGGCTTCGCATTGTGAACTTCTTTGCCTGTGACCTGCGCTGCGTGTAGTCGTACATCATAGGTTGGAAGTAGATCTCTGTACCCTCTGTTCTTAGAGAGTAACCGCTCTGCTTTGCCAATCTAACGCAAAACTCCCAGTCAGTGTGACCAGCTTGAGACACTTGTGGGTACACTCTTGGGTGCGGAATGGCGTAACAAGAGAAGCTGTGCTTAGCTGCAATCTGTTGAATAATTGCATCCGCTGACAACCCTTTATACACTTTTTGAGACTCGTTCTTAAACACGTATGAGGCGCTTATAGCTACTACCTCAGTTATGTTGGACCCAGGTTCATTTTGTGTAGTTACGTGATCTATGTAGCCAATAAAAACTTTGGACTCTAATCCATTATTAATGGTAAAGGATATTGGCGATCCGGAGCTTACGTTGTCGTAGTCAACGCCCCAGTCACGAAATTGGATGGTTGCAACTTCGTGTTGGTACCTATTTTGCTTTAAGCTTAAGTCATAAACGCGTGCCGGGGGCAAAGTGGTATTAGGAAAAGAAACAGTAATGTAATTAAACATTAGCTATCCTAAGTACTGTGCCTGCGGGTATGTTTGTAAAGTCTACTTTAGGGTTAACCTCGGCTATTAACCACCATAGAAACGGAGTCTTGTAGTATTTAGTTGAGATTTGGTCCAGTCTTTCACCAGCAACATATGAATGTTCATAATAATTTAGCGGGTTAATATTGTGGGTAGAGTAAAAAACAATAGGGTTATCCGGTCCATTAGTGGTTTTAGATACAAAGTCAACGGTAGAGTACTCATATCTAGATCCAGTATAAATTGTCATAGTAGTTGCTCCTTACTTAAGCGAGCTCTGAGAGTAGGCAGACATATTAATAGTTACTTCAGAGTGAATTGGAATCATGTCTTCAGTAAACATTTGATGAGATACCGAAATGCTTTCTATCCATCCTACGTAAGAAAGGCTGTCAGCATTTGGACCAAATTGTACTGCAACCGGTGTTGGTGCTAAGAAATTAATATCAGCTGTTTTTCTTCCAAGTGCATTTCTCCAACCAGCTGCTAAAATCCCATCCCCATTAACCATTTTAAAAATGTATTCTATGTCCGCCATGGTACCCCTGTTCATTAACTCATTTATAAGTTGGTTTAACGACTGTACAGCGCCAGCGGACCTTGAATAATAATTATAAACAGCGGTGTCCAAAGTACTATCATCAAGATTTCCAGGTAGCGGCCCAGTATTTAACTTAAATGCTTTAAAACACGCAAAATCATTTACCCTATTAATAACAGCCACAAAAGATATAGCTTCTGTTCCAGGAAAAAGAGGAACTCCTCTACCAATAAACGCGTCCATAGCTTGTGGAACTAAATTAGCATTTCGTTGCACAGAGGTTGAGATTTGAGTTGGGTTCCATAAAAATTGAAAGCCCCATTGTGTGTCTAAAGTAGAAGCAACTCCAGTTCCTCCAGTGACTACTCCGGTTTGACTAGAAGAACCTATTCCTGTTAAATCTGTATAACTAGAAGAGTCAGCTCCAACATAGCACCACATTCTAGCTCTACGCATACTCTGATCTTGATATGTTGAACTTACATTCATTAAATTTTGGTTGATTGGTAGGCTCCAGTTGTGCGGAGCTAAATTAAATTTAATGTTAGTGGGTGTGTTATTAGCCGGAACTACCGTGTTTTTACTATTAGGGTCCGTATTTGTTGTATGTTTTTTAACATTAACAGGGGTTTTTTGTGTTTGAGTTCCGTTTACAATGCCCTGTCCAGTACCTCTTACAACAGCTACAGCTTTTGTTCCGTTTATATTTTTAGGGGTTGCTGTAACAAAGTTAACTACATCTGAAACAAGAGTTCTAAAAAAATGACCAAAAGGGTTACCACCAGTGGTGTTAAACGTAGTTTGTATAGGAGATATTGCACCTTTTTTGGTAGTTAAAGATGATTTAGTTGGTGGCATTATTTACTCGCTGTCTTCTTAGCAATTTCACTTTTAAGGTCTTGAGCTAATTGCTTAGCGTCTTTTCCAGCTCCAGAGATAGTAATTGTTATACCTCCATAGTTATAGTTTATATTATTAGATGTCGGTGCTATTGGGGTTGCATCTAATGCTCCAAGCATTTGATACGATTTAGATAGAGCCGCTTGTGAAGCAGCCATTGCTTTAGAAGTTGCCGCATTTAAAGAAGATGTTGTTGATGAGCCTGTTGCGCTAGATGACATTCCGCTTGAATAGTGGCCCGCATCCCAGCTTGATGCTTGAAGAAGCTTTAAGAAATCATCCTTAGAAGCGCCTCCTGAGCGAAGAGCCTTAACAATACTTGTATAACCACGACCAGAAGCATCTGCCCCAGTTAATGTTCCTACTGTTGCTGCTAAGCCCTGTTGCCAAGACGTATAGGCCTGAACTCCAGATCCTGGTTTGCCAGTGTTGTAGTTGTTAGAGCCAGCCATTTGGTATGAGGTATTAAGCGGATTGTATCGAGCGGTATTATTCCAGTTTCCACCTTCCATACCTTCCCACATAGTTATGTTAGCAATGTTTTGCGGAGTTGTTGGGGCGCCAAGGGCGCCAAGCAACATAGATGCAAAACCGCCTGCTGTTACTGAACCACCATTTGCTCTACCAATAACATGGTTAGGAATAATAGTTCCATTAGTTTTAGGTACAAATAGCTCAGGTCCTTTTTCACCAACAATGTAAGGGACGGCTCCTCCAACAGGGCCGCCTTCGGCTTTACCGCTTAAACCTAAGAACCCTAAGACACTATTAATAATTTTGCTTCCGGTGCCCCCACCTAAAGCTGAAACTCCTGTGTAAGCGCCATTAGTAGCACCAAGCGCAGAAGCTAAAGCCCCTAAAGAAGCTGCTGCGTTATTAGCAAGCGCTCCTAGCTCTTGTGAGCCCGCAAATCCCCCGGCTGTAGCTGAGGCTGTCTTTGTTAGTAAGTTTGTTTGCGCAGCAACATTTCTTCCTATAGCGTTGATAGTAGCTGTAGAAGCGCCCAATCCTTGAAGAGTAGATTTAGAGATGTTTCCTATAGGAGTCTTTCCTCCAGTTTGCGCTTTAGCAAGAAATCCTACGTAAACAGATTGCATTGCTACCGGGTCGCCGTTTAATAATGAGCTTAGGCTTTCATAAAAATATCTGCCTGGCATATAAGACTCTTTAATTTGGTCTGCTGTAAGCATAGGCATACCAGGCTTATTAAAGTAAGCCCATAGTTGGTCAATTACTTGACTAATACCTAAAATATCACCATTGGCTTGCCGGATATTAATGCCCATGGCACGAGCCATGTTTACTGTTGTTGGTGCGTTAAAGGTCGCTGCTACATTGGCTGCTCCTTGCTCTCCAAGACCCGGCATAAGGTTAGAGAGCGTGGTAATTCCAGAAAGAACACCTCCCTGGCCTGTAAAGTTTCTTGCACCACCTAAACCACTGTTTTGTGCAGCCATGATTGCATTAATAGCATCCATGTTATTAAGGGCTGTGCCTTGAGAAGCAAGCTGGCGTTGAAGCGCGTTAATCTGGTCAGTGCGCCCCTGTAAAGAGCCGCCAAAACCAGCAACCCCATAAAAAGCGGCACGGTTAGTTAAAAGGTCTTGCTGAACAGCCGTTGGAACACCGGGCATAGCATTTTGCAATAAATTCATGCCGTACATTCCGGCACCAACGGCTCTTGTAGCAAAAGAGCCATTATCGGCTACTCTATTGTCACCAGTATTTGCTTCCCCGTCACCGCCGCCTGCTCCTTTAGCTGCTGGGGCGCCACTTTCGGCAGTTTTATTTCCGGATCCAACTCCACCAGTAATGCTTGCCGCACTCTTTGCAATGTTGTTGACGCTTTTTTCTACGCGTTGAAGCTTAGGGATAATTTGGTTTTCAAGGACATTTGCAAGGTCGAGAAGGCTGTTTTTGATGTTGGTAAACGAGCTGCCGTTTAAACCAAAGAATGATTTAATATCCATCAGACCTTCCTACCTCTCTGTGCTCTTTCAATCCAGTTAAGCCGTTCTCTTGCAGATAATTCTCTTATATCTGCTAATGTCCAACCAGTAAAGGTGCGGGTTAGCACCTCATACTGGTCTAACAAATTCTCATAATCTTGCTCGTTATAAGCGAAACAAATCTACAAGACTAAGTGGGAGTGACATAGACTCACCACATGCCTTACAGACCTTGCTCACCTCCCCAAGGCGTGGGCCTGGGGTACGAGCCATAATTTCATCAACAATCTGAGCCCGAACTGCAATGCCAAGATTAAGAACTGTGCTTGCTCCCAGAGACGGTTCTCCATTTACGGACTGAACGCATCCTGATAGCAAGATAGTACTTAGCTCTGCAGAGGTTTTATCAGAGTTTTCCATCAAACGCTTTTGAGTAATTCCTGTAGGTAGAGCTACCGTTACTACTCCATTTTTAGTTTTAATGTGCCATGCTCGATCAGCAATTGGGTCTTCCAACTTACTCATTGGAATGTCATCTTTTAGATCAATAGATACATCTTGTTTTGCATTACAGCTTGGACAAAAGACTGTGGTGTCTAAAGTTTTACCAAAGGTAATTCTTCGAATGCCAATTAAAATAGCGTCTCTGTCACCTGATAGTAGAAGGTCTAGATCGTCTGTTGTAGCCGGTCTAGAACCAATTTTTACTAGTCCGCGTTGTAGAAGGGTGTTAAGCGCTTTACCAGTATTGGATGCTTTAGCAATTGCCTCTTCATCCATACCGTTAAGCTCACGTACTTCTACGGTTGTTACAAGTGTTCCTCCATCAATAAATCCGCCCGGTAGTTCTACCTCAGGTCCTGGAGGAGCCTTAGTCTCAATAGTTTGAGCTGGCTCCTCCATTGCCTGTTGAGCAAATTTATTTACGAGTTCTGCATCGGTTATTACTTTTGACACGAATTGTGCTCCTTAATTTGTATTAGTAATTAGCTAGTGGGGTTACAGCTGATGAAGATGTATAAACATTTCCACCAGGGGTCAAGAACCCTACTGAAAGACCTTCGTGAACAAGCTGCATTGACTCAAACAAGATTGCTCCGTTTGTAGCATCTAGATCTGTGTAGCTGAGGTTGGTGATCCAGGCATTGTGCAAACGAAACACCATCTGAGCAACATCTTCACTGCCAGCATTGTCATCTGTTGTTGGATGCTGAGTAACCTTGATATCAATGTTTAGACGGAAGCCCTTAGCTGTAGCAGCAACGCCATTTAGACCAGTACCTGCAGCAGCAGAGAAGAGGCCACGCATCCATGTAATTGCCTGGTCATTTCCATAGATAACTCCACGAGTAAATGTAACAGGTGTGAAAGTTGTTAGTCCAGGCATCTGGTGAACAGTGGTGTTGTATCCACCTTCACGATATTGGATGCTTTGAACGTTAGTCTGTAGGCCGCTAATGTTGGTAAATCCACCAGACCAACCAGATGAATATCCAGTCGGTGTTGTAGATGTGCCCGTAGTAGCTGTGCCGCTAGCATCAGCAATACGTGTATCAAAAACAGAATCAGTTCCTGTGGTTGATACTGGTGTAAAGTTGACACGGAACCGGAACGAGCGTAGCGGATCAGTGGCGATACTTGAGTTGAACGTGCTTAGATTAGCCATGGTCTATCTCCTTACGCGATTGTTACGGTGGTGCCACCGTTGTATTGGCCAATATTAATAACTACAAACTCAGCTGGGCGCTGCAAAGCAACACCAACCTGAATATTTACATACCCGTTGTCAATAGATGACTGTGGGTTATTTGTGCTATCACACTTGACAAAGTATGCGGCAGTTGGAGTTGTTCCAGAAAGACCGCCTTGTGCCCAGAATGATGTCAAGAATGAAGAACAAGCAGCGTTTAGTCGAGTCCATAGACGTGAGTCATTTGGCTCAAAAATTGCAAAACGTGTTAGGTCAATCAAGCTCTTCTCAATGTAGATAAGGCTACGACGTACTGGTACGTACTTGTCTACATATCCTGGCTTTAGAGTGCGAGCGCCAAATACTACGATTCCAGATCCTGGGATGTAGCGAATAGCGTTAACAGGTGCGGCCGCTGAGTTAAGAGAATCAAGATCAGCATTGCTTAGAGCTGGTACTGATACAACTGCAGCAAGGCGTGATTGGAGACCCGCTGGGGCCTTAAACACTCCGCGGCTTGCGTCAGTTAGCGCGTAAAGACCAGCAACAGCTGCTCCAGCACCAAGGGTCTTAGTTGCTCCTGAAGGTGCTCCTACAGAAACTGTTGGGTCAGCAATTGTTACCTGTGGGTAATAAACGGCTGCCTGTGAAGTCGCTGTGTAGGTAGCTGCCAAAGTCAACTGATTAGCTGCTGTGTCATTGATGCCATCAATAACAACAAAACCATCTGTACGAGTTGAGGCTGCGTATGAGATAGCCGCGTTAACAGTTGTAGCGTCTGTGTATCCTGGGATATTGATAACCAAAGACTGGGTAATAGTGTCAAATGGGCTTGGGCTACCAAACGCATAAGAAACAATTGTTGAACCTGTTACAGCTGATCCATCTGAACCAGTGCTGAGTGACTGATTAGATACAAGAGCTGGGTTATTAGCTGGCGCAGTTGTAGTTGAAGCAAGGTCAGTAGCTGTCAAATATGTTGAGTTATTGTTGATAACAGTAACTGCATAACGGCTATCTGCAGAATTCATTGTTACATCTGTCCACTGTTCAACAATGTATCCAGCAGTGTTTCCACCAAGGTATACAATAATATTGAAGTAGCCTGTAACAGTTGAGGCTGTGATAGATACATTTAGTGTGTTACCCCATGAACCAACGTTCTTTGCGTTTAGGCGAAGTGTTGGCTGAGGAGTTCCGGCAGTATCATTGAATGAACGTGTAGCAGCGGCTGCGGTAGCGCCTGGAACACGAAGGATATAAGCCTGATTTCCACCATTAGCAAAGTACATATAGGCACCAAGTGGAAGCGCGTTAGATGCGTTAGTATTCCAAGAACCAAATAGGTTTACATATTGGCTCCAAGAAGTTACTAGTGTAGGTGTAGTTGGACCGCGGTCAGCAGCACCAATAAGAGCAGCAACTGTGTTAGAAGATGCCCCAGCTACTGGCTGGATTGGGTTCAACGTCTCTTGGACGTATACCCCGGGGCGTGCGTAGGTTGTCATTAGAGTGTCTCCTTGTTAGTTAAGAATTCGTTACAGATGGTGGGACAGGTGTTAGACCAGACGGGATATACGAAGTAGTGTTGTTAATTTGTACAGTAGATACAAGCTTGATGGCCACAGCGTTAGCTGCATCTGGGGTCATCTGACTTACCACTCGTACCGTGTACACATTTCTTAAAAGACGGCGGTTTCCGGTTTCACCGTCAACAGTATCTCTCTTTACAAATCCATCAACAAACATAGATCTAATGCTGTAGTCAGACCCAGATGGGTTTGCTACTTTTAGATAGCCGTATTTTGATGGAAACTTAGTCATTAGCTGATAGATGATTGATCTATCATGGCGGGGATGGCGGGCAAAAGAAGTTACTTGATAAACAAGGTCATAAGCCACTGGAATCTTATTTGTATAGGCGTAGTTTGGATCAGCTGTTACCGTACCCAAGTTATCTGTGTCTGTAATAAACCCGTATGTTTGGCGCTCATTAGCCGGCATGATGTCAATCAAATCAATAGTAATATAAGGAAATGTTTGGTCTCTGACTTCAACGTCAGGGAAGCCGTACCAGACTTTAACTGGGCGGGTAGCGTTTTTATCATCAGATACTGTGATTCCGCTAAGGTGCCCTTTAAGAGCTGAGTCTTCAGCAAGTACAAATGGGTAGGTGGTTGTCACATTATCCCCATCTCTGGAAAGAGGTTATTGATTGTCTTCTCAGCAAGGACGTTTGCAATAACTCCCTCTGAGCGAGAGATAAATGGGCGGATAGCAGCGTTAGGCATTTGCCCAGGGCTGCCGTACTCTAGATCTTCTACCTCTGTAGTGAGCTCTTCTGGGTAGTGAACAAATAGATTAAAGTCTCTATCGCACTCAACGCTGATGCTATCTACAAGGTGCTTAGGCCACTGTGAAGTTGAGGCCAAAAGACGTAGCTGATCTGTAAGGGGAGGCAAAAGCTCATCTACCGCTTTACGAGAGATTGAGTCAATACTATTTGCGCTTATTAGCACGCTGAATCACCTTATATCCGATGTAAGCTGCACTTACGACATCTGCGACATGCCAGTTAGGTTCTGGAATATGTTCGGTAATAGCCTTGGCGAACTCAATGTCCGAAGGCTTATCTACCTTATCTTTGTCAGCCATAAGTATTCTCCTAGGGGAG